CGTCGTCGGCGTCGAGCGACTCTTCGTCACCCGCCGCTTTCGCCGCGTAGATGACTTCGTTACCGATAGCGTACACGGCGACGCTTGCGGCCCAGGCCGCCCAGGCCAACCCGACGAAACCAGGGGGGACGAGGCCGACGTGGAGTTGGAGTGTGGCGGCGACTGCCGCGCCGAGGACGACATTGGGGAGCGTACGGTCGGTCAGCAGCGACGTGAGCAGGTCGCCGACGCGCTCGCGGGGAGAGTCCGTGAATCGCTGATGGGCACGGAATGTCTCGTATGCTCGGCGGGCGCGGTCGCGGCGGCTCTCGCCGTCTGACATACCGAGACCTAACCCCCCACCACAACTAAGACCTTCGGGGTTAATTCCAACCGAAAACTGGTGAACTGGCCGATAGGACGCACGCGCGAATTGAGTAATCTGCCAGAGTTTATTTAGTCGGTCTTGTGCGTGATTTGACCGTTCACTCTGTCTTCAACACCTATCGGTTAGGCGTTCGGCAAGTCCACAACCTCATGCCACGACGTACCACCATCGTCTGTCATCACAACCTCGCCATTCCCGTCGCTGTCGGGGTCCCATGAAGAACTGGCGAGATACTCCGTGAAATCCCGCACGACACTGGGTGCAGCATCGTACTGATAGGGGGTGCTGTTTCCACTTGCTTCAACGGGAGCGTTCCCCTCAGTGGTATCGACAGTCCAGAATGTGAGGCCACTGGTGTAGGACTCGTTGTTACGAACGACTACCTCGGTGGCTCCCAGATCCACGAAGTGCGAGGCATTGGGGTTATCACGCTCGACGTTCCCCTCAATCACGCCCGTCGTCCCGGTATTATTCAGGTTGATTATCCCCTGTGGACCGAATTTGCTGTCCACGTTCGTGAACGTATTATCCTTGATTTGTACGCCAGTAACGTCAGCATCGTCTCTAATCGGAACGCCCTGACCGTACAGCGATATATCGTTGTCGATGACCTGCACCCCGTCTCCCTTGATAATCACGCCCCCATACGTAATCACGTCGTTGTCGATGAACTTCGCGTCGGCTGTATTGAGCCGGACACGTCCTATATTCGATGCTGAACGTCCAGCTCGTATCAAGTTACCTCGGGCTACTGGCTCACCCGAGTTGAATAGCATCGCGTCGGCAATGTCGGTTTTGATAGTGTTATCCAATATCTGAGTCGCGCCTTCTGTGTCGATGCACTGAATGAACTCTTCTCCCCCGGATGCTGTGTCTATAATGGTGTTGCCTTCGACAAGGTCGTCTTCGCAGGTCAATATGCCATTGCTCACTGCTCCTCCGGTTCCGTCTGTCTCAGTGTGATGGATGTAGTTGCCTCGGATGATGTTGTCACCGCCGCCAGAAGCGTTGAACCCAAGTTCTACTGCGCCCCGGAAGAGGCCAAGCATGGTGTTATCGGCGAATAAGCACCCTGTACAGTCTGGGCCTTTAATCATCGACCCTTCAGCGTTATCGCGCATGTAATTCCCAATGACTTTCGAGTCAGACAGGCCCGTTGAGAAGGTCACGGCGCGGTCGAAGCCATCCGTAAACCGGTTGTATCGGACGCTGATGTCGGTCCCCCTTCCCATCATCACCGAGCGGTCGCCAACCTCTGTAACTCGCCCGAGCGCAATATCAATATCTTCCTGGGTGTAGTCTCGGTCAAGAATTATAGCGCTGTTGAGGTCGTTGTGCGTGTGGTATGGGTGGGTTCGTTTGATGAAGTAATCCCAAATCTTCGAGTGCGTCACATCCCCAAAATAGAGACTACAGAGTCCAGTGACAGCATCGTCCATCGTGGACTCGTTGCCGTCATACCCCCACCCATGAATCTCAATGTTCTCAATTGCTGAGTTGAACCCGAACTCCAGCCCCCCAATGTCCGCTCCATCGGCGGGTTTGATGACTGGTTCGCCGTTGGCTGCATACTTTGATTCGAACACGAGCTTGATGTCTGAGACATCTATCTGTCCACGTTTGCCGCCACCGGGCCACGATGCTGGACGATACGGCGTGTCGGGTTGCGCGACGGCAACGACCTCGCCTTGTTCGATGTCCGAGGGCAGTGATTCGAGGTCACTTGTCGAGTCAACGAGGCGGTCCCATTTGCTCACTAAGGACTCTGTATTGATCGATTCTGATTCGAACGAACTGGCCCGCATGTCTGGGTCGGTGTTCGCCGCCGTAGTCGTCCCGGCGTCAACGTCGACAGTCCCCAGCTGGAACGCTACGCCGCCGGGATCACTCCCGATAACGACCTCGTTTGGCGCGACGTCGTACCAGACCTCTGTGGTTCCACCTCCAGGCAGGGACAACCGCTCACCTCCATAGCGCCGGCCGACGTCGACGATGACCACCTCATTGGTGCTCTCGTCGAGCGTCAAGAACGCACCGGCGTCGACCTGGAGTTCGCCCTCGACAACTGCGAGGCCGAGCCCGTCGAGAACGTAATTATCGCCTTGCTCTGGAATGCGACTATGCTTGCGTCGTTCCCCCGTTTTGTCGGGGATTCTGTTGATGATATCAGTCATCTGTATGCTCCATGGTAGTATGGAAAATCAGCGTAGTCAGAGTTCCTCGAACCCGTCGAAGGCAACGTCGAAATCGTACCGGAGAAACTCCTGCCAGTTGTCTGACTGCGGCGCTTCGTTCGTGATCAGCAAGTGCGTGAACGACACGGGCGTCCGGCCAGCGTCGGGAAACTTCAGCCCGTCGTAGAGCGTGTCCTTGATCCGCTGGACGAGCGCGTCGTCGGTGCCGTTGAATGGGGTGCCGTCGTTGCCCAGCGGGTCGATGTGGCCATACGAGCCACTGAAACCTTCGATGCGGATGCCGACCACTTCCTCGGTGTCGAGGTCGGGGTTCGTCCCGATGTACTCGGTCGACCGGTCGGCGTAGGATGCCCCGACAAAGTTGGCTCGCTTGAAGTCGCCGCGCTTCTCCCTCATCGACGCCGACATGTCGAACTGCCCACCGCCATCATACAGCAGCGTGTTGTCTCGGTCGACCCGCCACAGCGGATGGTCGGCCGGCTGGGCATCGACGACGGAGCCGAGCTCGTCGAGCACCCACTTGACAGGCTCCGCCGTCATGAGGAAACCTCCCGTCGGAGCCAGTTCATGGCGTCACGGATCGCCCGCGTTTCTTTCACGCCGGCGACTTTGACTTCGGGGAGGAACACACGGTACCCGTCGCCCTCTTCGTCGAACTCCTCGGCGACCCAGTCGGGGGCGTCCTCCCGCGACCAGACGAACGACAAGACAGGATCGCCCTCGATGGTGTGCTCTGACGTCCCGAACTCGAAGTACTGGATGGCGGGGTGGTCATAGCCCCACCGCACAGTGATGGAGTTGTCTGTGCGCGTCACGTCGATGCCCGTGAACGAGTCCAGCACCGGCTGGATGTTGTAGTCGAACTCCCGCTCGTAGCGCTCCAAGCGACCGCGGACGCGCTGCGTGGCCGCAAAGACGAGGTTGTCGCGCTCGCCGACGAGTGTCTGTTCGACGTCGTCCAGCAGCGCCTGCTGTGCCTGCTGTGTGAAGTCCGACGCCAGTTCCATCAGCGGTAGACCTCCAGTAACTCCTTAGCCTTGCGCTCGAACTGGTCGGCTAGTGATTCGACGCTGCGGATGCGGGAGTTTTCAGGAATCTGCATCGCCGCTTCGTCGACGAAGTCCGAGGCCGCTCGGAACGCCACTGCCCGACGGACGTTGCGGGGGATGCCCTCGTGGCCGTACGACCATTCCAGGTAGACGGCGTTGGCGAAGCTATCTAGGACGTACTCATCGCTTTCGCCTTCTTTCAGCAGATTGTCCGTGTCGATGTAGAGGCGCGACCAGCCGCCGTTGTTGACGCGGAGGTAGTAGTCAGCATCCGCCGACGGCGGCCACGATCCCTCGGTGTAGTCGCTGCTGGCCACCCAATCTTCGAACGTCCCATCACCGGTTCGAACGTGGAGTGCCGAGACGGCGTCGGCATCACGGCGGGCCAGTGGGATGGCTGCGAAGCTTCCTTGCTCTGTTTTCGGCGAGAGGCCGTCCATGTCCGCGTAGTCTGGCTCGTCATCCTCATCTGGATCGTAATCGACCCATGCCGGTGGATAGTAACTCGAGCGATCATCAGAGCCAGTCGTGAGGAAGGCCCGCGTCGGAATGTCTTCCTCATCGTCTCGACTCTTCGTTCCCGTCGGAATGTCGATCTGCGTGGCTTCGTCGAGGATGTCTGCCCCAGTCGGCGCGTACCAGTGGCGTTTCAGTGAGCGCTCCAACCACTCGGTCTGGGCCGTGATCGCGTCGACGGCAAGCTGCTTGTCCTGTTGGATGTCGCCTGGGAGCTCCGACTCCTGGAGCGCTCGGCGGAGATCTTCCAGCGTGCAGTACCCGACGGTGCTCATGAGTTAGTCCTCCCGTGCAGCGTCGATGGCGTCGTGTGCAGTTGCCCGATCTTTGTTCGCCGTCTCCACGTCCGCGATCGCGTCGAGCTCGGCATCACTGTAGTCCGATTCGGCGAGTGCTTCGCGGAGACTGTCCACAGCAAACTCGCCAGGATTCAGCGGCGGGTCGACCTCCTCCGGCTCGTCTTCGACCGGTTCGAAGTCGTTTCGAGCCAGCAGGTACTCCGCCATGTCTTCGTCGACGACGGTAGCTTCACCGGCTTCGACGTCGACGCTGCTGTTGGTGAGTCGGTAGCGTCCAGCGTTACCGACGTAGCGAACCCGAGGCATGTTACGACCGCCCTTTGACCCGCAGTCGGACGACCTCGCCATCGACGGCGGCCGCGCCGGCGGCCTGTTCGCTGTGGCTGCCGTCGTAGACGACCAGCACTTCGTTGTCGTCGTCCCATTCGACGGGGAGACCACCGTCGGTCAGGCCCGACTCGATGGTGACGTTCTCGATACGCGAGAGGTTGAAGTCAGACGGGGCGATCGGTTCGCCGCCGCTGGTGTACGACCCGTCGAAGGTCACGTCGCCCGTGACCTCCCGCTGGTTACCGACCCAGCGGTGATCGTCGATTGTAGTTGAGGTTCCCATCAGTTACCTCCTCAGCTGGTCGCCACGTTCTGGGCGAGAGCAACCGCGTCCGATTCCTCGACCTTGTAGTCAGTCCGCGCGAGCAGGTTGTAGATGGCGTAGAGGTCGCGCTTGACGACGGCTTCGCCCTCCTGCGTGACGCGCATGTTGACGTCGCGATGCACACCCCAAACCAGGTTCATCGGCGTGGTCAGCATGATCCGATCGTCGGGGAATCCGACCGGCGTGACGATCGGGCGACCGTACGGCGTCGGCTCTTCGCCGGACATGAGCATCGCGTCGCCGGCGGCCGTCGACCGATCGGTGAGGTACTCCTTGTAGTTCTGCTTCTGGTTGAGCGACGTGATGTAGACCAGATCCTCGGGGTTGCGCCGGTACTTCGGATCGAGCGACGTCATCAGCTCGCTGAAGATCGTCTTGTCGATGGTCGCGTTCGCGTGGTCGACGTTGGCCGCCGGGCCCTGTGTTTCCGCGTCGACAATCCAGCCATCGTTGATGGAGAGGAACGAGTCGCCCGACGACTCGTCGCCGTTGAACGCCAGATCCTCGCTGTCGACACCGAACTGCCGGGCGAACTTTTCGACGAGGATGTCTGCCGTGCCCTCGCCCTCGATGGTGTCCTCGACGGTCTCCATCGAGACTTCCCATGGCAGCTCCATCTTCGTCGCGTCCATGTTGATGGACTCGGTGTTGGGCGTGTTGAGCGAACCCGCCTGGGCCTCGGTGGCCTCGCGCAGGAGGCGCTCGCCGACACCGATGCGGTCGATCTGCTGCTTCGGGCCCTTGAGGCGCTCGAACCGAACGCTGTCCATGATCTGCGCCTCGTCCTGGGCGATCTGGAAGAACTCGTCGAACTGCTGGCGGTTCAGCAGGCCGCCACCGCTGAAGTCTCCCGTAGTGACCTTGTTGAGCGAGCGCTCGCTTGTGATGCGCTGACTCGACATCAGGCGTCACCTCCCGACGGCAGGCCGAGAGTATCGTCCCATGCGCTCGAGTACTTCCGGTTGCCCTTCGAGCGGCCAGCGCCGTCGATCTGCTGACTCGTGCCGGAGGCCCTCGCGACATCGTCGATGCGCTGGGCGTTCTCTTCGGTTTGTGCCTTCAGTTGCTCAGCCCACGCCGGCGCGTCGTCGAAGGCGTCTTTGCTGCCGTCGCCTCCGTCGCCATCACCGCTGGCATCTTTCTCGCCATCGTCGTCGAGGGCTTCCTCGATCCGCTTGCTGTTTTCTTCGATACTGTCCTTCAGGTCGCGTGCCCACTCAGGGGGCTCATCGTCGTTGTTGTCAGTCATGTCATCGGCGGCATCTTTGCCGCCGTCCTCGTCCGGCGTCTCGCCGCCGGGGGCGTCTTTGGTAGCCGATGCTGTGGTTGACGTGTCTGGGGTGTTGCCGCCACCGGAACCGCCAGTGAGCGTGTTGAGGAACGCCGTTGCGGCGGCCGTCAGTTTGCTCTTTGCGCCGGGCTCGCCGGCGCCGTCGACGTTGACGCCCCGGTTGAGGACATCCCACAGCCGTTGGGCGTCCTCTTCGCTGTGGCCTCGCTCCAGTGCTTCCTCGACAAACCCGTCGCGGTTGCCGAGGTGGTCGGCGAGGCGCTTTTCGGCCGTCGCCGCCTGCGCTTTTGACGTTGCGAGGATCTGGGCGTCCGGCACCGCGGGGATGTCGACCGCACTGACCTCCTGGATGATGCCATCGACCAGTTCCCAGTACTCTTCGACGTCCACCTCGTCGGGCACGGAGACCTCGTCGGGGAGGTCGTCGGGCTCTTCGCCGTTGTGCTCCCAGTCGACGCTTACTGCGCCGATAGAGTGGCCGCCGAGGATCTCGTCCTCGACGAGACTCCAGAGTTCGTCGTCGTGATACCCCCACGTTTGGATCCACGAGCCAGCCTCAACGCTCTGGCCGCCGATCTCCTCGGCTTCGTCAAGCACCTCGTTGCGCTCGAGTGTCATCCAGTCAGAGGGCCAGACGGCGTGCATGACGCCGCCGTCGGCTTCGTCGACGTCCATGAACGCATCGAACTGGGCCGCGAACCGTTCGATAGTTTCGGGGCGCTCCCAATCGCCTTGGTGGTCGACTTGATGCGGCACCATGACGACACCCGTTGCGGTCTGGGCGTCCTCGTCCTTGGCGACGTAGTCGACGCGTTTTTCGTAATGCTGTTCGTGTCGCTGTGTGGTCATGTGTTAGTCCTCGTCATCGGCGGCGTCGTCGGCGTCCTTGCGGTCTTTGGCACGACCGGTTGAGAGGACCCCGCGCTTCTCGCCGCGCTCCTTGTCGCTGTTTTTACTCATGTGAGAATCGTGCCCGGTCGTGCCTCGCGCGGGGAGCCGGGGACTCCCGCGGTCATCGGTGGTCTGCTTAGAAGCCGCCGCCGTTCGATAGCGACGCGCCGTTGATCGACGCCGACGTACCCGTCGCCGGCCGAACAAGTAGCGCGACCGTGTCGTCGGCTGCCAGTGTCACGTTCTCCAAGTTGGCCCCAACTGGAATCGGCTCTTGCTTATCGCCAGGCACGTAGTCGATCCACTCCCGTTCACCGACGTCGTTGATCGTGGTTTCAGTCCCAGCGTTCGGACGGCTGAGGTCGTAGTCGACGGCACGCTCCGTGTCGCCGGTATCCTCGGGATACGAGCTGAAGTTTGTGCCAGAATAGTCGCCACCAACAGTGAGCTGGGCCTCGAGGTTCGCCGTCGCGTTGAGATTCACTGCCAGCGGTGTCACATCAGCTTTCTCCCACCCACTCCGTTTCTTGAACCCCATCACGTAGGTCCAAGCAGGGTATGCGTTTGTTGGCAGGGTGTTGCCGTTGTCTTTGTTTGGCGTCCACGTCTCACCATTGACTCGCTTGACGTCACGCCCAGTCTCGCCCTCGTAGTGGACGGTCGTGACCTTCCCCACGAAGCCATTGGCCTGGCTGCCAGTCGTGCGTAGCTGAATCTGGTGATCGGAGTGGGCCCACATCGGCCCACCCTGGTGGTTGAACTCGTGTACCGGGACGAGTGCGAAGCCCCCACCGCTGATCTTTACGCCGATCTCAACCGTCGCCTTCGAATGGAAATAGCACGCGTGGGGGAGTCGGACAGTCAGTCCATCGGTGACGTCGAGCGTTGGGCCTTCCTCGCCACCGGTGAGTTTGTTGATATTCCAGTGTTCCTGAGGTACCACCGTACGAGTATTTCCAAACCGTTCGAAGAACACGTACGGTTGGACGCCGTCCTCTGTCGCTCCAGGCGACCCTTCGCCCTGTGTGAACTCACGAATGCCGAATCCGATACCATCGCTCAGGTCTGTGAAGCCACCCCAGGCGTCCTGATCGCCGACTGGATCCTGGTTGATTTCGAACGAGAACCCAGCGACGACGGGCTGCCCGCCACCGTAGTCGCCCACTTCTTTTGTCTCGATGAACTCGCCCTCGCCGACGGCTACAGCGGGCCCATCGCGAGAGACACCTGCCGAGTAGTCAAAGAACTTATCGGTGATACCGTCCCCGGCAGAGGGTGGCACCTTCGCGATCGAGTGTTCCCAGATGATTTGGAGTTCTCGTGTCTGCAGTTCGTTGAAGATGTTTTTCTGCTCGTAGAGCGGGTCTTGCTTTGGCTCGTGCCAGTCACGGCTGTTCATGCCGAGCCCTCCAAGAAGGCAGCCACAGCACTGTTTTTCGTCGGCGCTGCGGCGCCCTGCTGGGGCCACTCTCCAGATGAGATTTGCTCGTATGGATAGGCCATCCGGATGTTGTGGTAGTGGTAGCTGCCGTGGGACGTCGCCTCGGTGAGTTCTTCCCAGGTCTGCGGGGGCACAAACCTGTAGATGTAGATCGAGTCCGGCCCCTCGTCTCGGCGGAACCTGATGTAGAGGTCGTTCGTCGACCGGTCGTAGAGGCCCGACCGGAGGTTCGAGGAGTCGAACTGCATCGTCTCGACCTGTTGCTCTTTGAGGGAGATGTCCGCCGGCGAGCGCTTGCCGAGTGACTGGTGCTTCGGTGGTGTCTCGGCCGACCCCGTTGGCACCGACATCTGGCCCGGCGCCTGCTGTGGATCCGTGCTACTGTCCTCGATATCGGCCAGCAGTCGCTCGCCCATCTCGTCGTCTTCGAGCGGTTCCAGCCCCAGCTCTTCGCGAGCCTCATTGACCTTCATCGACCCACGGGACGCGGAGATGCGGGTCTGGGCAACGTTGGCGTCCGTGAGTCGCGAGTCGACGCCGCGCGTCTGGAACTCGATAGTGTAGTCGGTCACGCCAAGAGCGTCGTGGACGGTCTCGTAGAGGAGTTCGGCGAAGGCCTCCTGCTTGGGCTGGATGACCGTCTCGATGTAGCCCTTGCGCTGGGCCTCAGCATCCGTCGAGAAGGCCCCGCTTTTGATCTGTCCAGCCTCGATCGGTGGGACGTCGTGGGTTTTGAGAATCTCGTGTTCGTTGCGGTCACGAAAGTCCTGAAAGCTGGCATCCTCGTTGATGCCCACGGTGAGCGGTTCGACCCGGATCTTGAGGTCGTCCGCGTCGTCGTCCATCTGGATCTGGTCGGTCTCCTCCAGGAGTTTCTCAGCCTCGAGGACGATCGTCCGATGATCTTCCTCTTTCATCCCGTGCAGGAGGTCGTGAATGTCCTTGCGGGCACCCTCTGTGAGTTCGCCGCCCTCGACGATGACGGCCATCCGTGGGACAGCGTTGTTCTCGAAAAAGTCGATGTTGAACTCGCGGGCTGCATCGTCGCCCTGCACCGTCGGGATTGCCGGGACGATATCCGGCGCGCCGTAGTGAGTGTAGAGTGGCGAGTGGTTGCGCTTGAAGATGAGCTCGTTCGCTGGGTTCGGAACCGACCGCCCAGACTCGCCGGTCTCACTATCGACGAACGTCCGGTCGTCGCCGTAGCGGTCGCCGGCGTTGCCGAAGTACTGCAGACGTGCCCGCCGCAGTTGTACGTAGCCAGGCTCGTCGCGACGCCGTCGGATGGTCATGGCCGGCACCCAGGCGAGTCCCGTTGGCGTCCCGTCGGTCGCTGTCAGGAGTTCGATTGAGAGCCAGCCGATAGCCTCGTAGTCAGTCCACGCCATCTCCAGGACGTCGGCGGCCGTCGATCGCTCTGAAGCGACCGGGCCGACCTGCCAATCACTCTCGCCAGCAAACCAGAAGTCCTCGGCAACCTGGCGCTGACTCTCGTCGGGGTCGTCGACGTCGGGATGGGGGACGACTTCGAGGCCGTACCCCGCGACGTTGCGTGACTTCGAGAAGCAACACTTCGCGTGCGTGGGGTTCACCTCGAGGAGCCGTGCCATCTGCGGCGGGTAGAACGGCGGTTGGATAGCGCCACCGCGGATGCGTTCCTTGTACTTTTCGTCAAGTTGCTGCGTCTCCTCGGCCTTCGAAGCGACGTCCTTGGTAATCGAGCGGTACGACCCTTCGCTGTATGCGCCAGTGTCCATGTCAGTCATGAGTTAAATCCCCGACACTCCCGTGTCAGACTCCTCGTCGACGGCGTCGGCCTCGAGCGCACCGATACCCTCGAGATGCCGAATCCCTTGCTCGGCCATGTACCATGCCGCAATCAGGTCAGGGGTATGGCCCTCGAGCTTGCCATCCTTGAGCGTGAGCGACATCGCCGCCTGGATGAACTCCTCGGTGGGGCCGTGGCCGCGGTAGAACTGGATGCCGCCATTCTCGACGAGCCGGCGCAGCCGTGGGATGCCGTTCTCCCAGCTGTGTTTCTTCCCCGTCGTCGAGATCCCCGTGACCTTCGCCCGCATCGCCGGCGAGAACTCGAGGGCGTCGTTGACGACGTACTGCTGCATCCCGTTATCCTCGATGGCGATCACTGCTGGGTCGTAGCGTTCGTCCAGGTCGGCCAGCGTTGCCTTCACCTGCGACGGGCTCATGCCCTGCTCGGCGACGGCGTCCAGGAGCTCCCGGCGACCGTCGCGACCGACGCGGAACGCGACGAACGCCGCGTCGTCTCCCGTCGGAGACTGGGCCGGATCATGAGCAACGACCGTCGCCTCGCCGGCGCCGGCACTCAGTTCCCGCGGTGGTTCCTGCCCGCGGATCGAACAACCACCGTCGTCGACGAGCTGGTCGACGTCGGCCTTGTCGATGAGGTTGCCCGACGCACCGCGGATGGTAAGCGTGTACTCGCGCCAGAAGAGGTAGTCCGCCATTTTCGAGCGCTTGTTCGCCAGCCACTCCGGGCCCCGAGCTTCGGGCCACAGGAGTTGGAGGGTGCTGCCCGACCACGGATTGCCGACCTCGGTGTAGAGGTCCGGGTCCGGGCGGCGGGCCTCCCAGTCGTCGTCTTCGCGGAACTCCTGGTCCCAAACGTCGAGGATGGCCGGGAACTCCCGGAGTTCGTAGCCCTCGTAGTCGCGGTAGTGACTGTAGATGTCGTCCGGGCGCTTGCGCGTCCCCACGATGACGGTGCGCCCGTCGTCCTTGACCATCGGCTGGGCGACGCCGTCGACCCAGTTGAGGACGCCCTCGGTGGTGCCGTCACCCTGCTCCTTGATGATGTCGTCGAGGATGAGCAGGTGGGCCCGCGCGCCCTCGATGGCACCCTTCAGCCACCCGGTCATCAGCGACGAGCCGTTGGCGAACTCCTTGGTCTTTTTCGAGTCGGTTTTCCGCGGTCGGTTGAGGTTGACCAGCCACGGGTTGCGTTCGATGAACTTGTTGAGCTCTCGGTCGGCCTTCTCGTAGGCCTGGTCCCGCGTGTTCATCGCCCAGATGACGCGGTAGCCATCCAGGTACTCCAGGCAGGCGACCGCGAAGGCCGTGATGATGGTCGTCTTCAGGCCGTCGCGATGACACAGCAGCGCGAGGTCGCCGTCGACGTCGGCCTCGCCAGCGAGGTGTCGCAGCCACTGGTCGTGGTGGTCGCCGAGCGGGGCCCAGTCGTCGTGCTCGGCGGCCATGTAGCCCTGCGTGAGCTTGTTCGCGAAGTCCAGCCAACAGCCGTGCTCGAAGGGGTTGTACGCGGCGCGGACCTCCGACCGCGAGAGGTCGACCTCGACGTCGTCGCTGCTACTCATGTGCGAACGCCTCCGGAGCGACGGCTTTGTCGTCGACGTAGACATCGGCCGACCCCTTTTCGCAGCGGATGCCATGGTAGGGGACTTCCCACGCGGTCAACCGTGCCGCGATGCGGTTGGCTTCTGACCAGGGGCGGGCCGTCCAGACGATGACCGTGCCGCCGGCGTAGTAGTACTCCCGGACGGCCTGGCAGACGGCGTCGTCGGGCTCTGGCACCTCCCCCTCCCAGTAGGCGACGTCGTCGACAGTCAGCGTGTTGTCGAAGTCGACGAGCAGGCGGTCAGTCATCGTCGAGCGTGGCCTCCCGGATGGCCGCGGCGGTCTCCTCGTCGAGCGACACCGTCGTGTCGAGCTCGCCCTCGACGTCCAGGTTGATGTCCGTCGAGTAGACACCCAGGACATCGCCCTTGGATTCCAGGTGCGAGGACTGTTCCTGGCGGGCCATCGCCTGGCCCTTGAGGTCGGGCTGGTCGCGACGAAGGCCGTCGAACTCCTTGGTGTAGCGCGGCGTGCCGTCGACGGCCTGGACGGGGTACTCCTCGCCAGGCCGGACGCTTCTCGTCCCGCTGGTAAAGCGGATGATGACGTCCCGCCCGGTCGCCCACTCGGGGTAATCCTCGTCGTCCGCGTCGACGATCTCCCACGCGGGCACGCGCCGGGGCGTCTCCCGGTCGCGAGGGACGCGCTCGGTCTTTGGAACGACCCGGAGGATCGCCTCGTCCTCGGTGGGCTTCGGCATCGCGAGCGCGCTGGTACAGCCGCTCCTCGCGCTCGGCAATCTGCAGCCGGACGTCGGCGTGCTCCTTCTCAATCTGCTCGACCACAGCTTCCTTGGGTTCTTCGTTGAGGTAATCGCGGATGGTCGACCGCGTGTACGAGCCGATGCCCTCCTGCTCGAAGCGCTCCCGAATCTCGTCGACGTCAAGATTGTCGAGATAGTGCCACTTTAGGGCGAGATGGACACGGCGGTCTCGTGTGGACATGAGTGGTAGCTGTCGTGGTGCGTCGTGACTGTGATTTATACTTTAAATAGGCCCCCGCCACGCGTCGTCGTCGGCGGGGGTGATAGAGTTACCAGTGTCAGGACCCAGACTCGTCGTCCCCGTCACTGGCCTCGGCGTACTCCCGCAGGTCCGAGGGTTTCAACCCCACCCGCTTCGCGAGCCATGCGGCGCCGATCCGGCCGAGCGTTGCGG